TTGATATTACAGGTGACTCAAATAATGTTAACACCTTACAAAATGATGGAGCTCAAAATTTAGAGCTTACATTAGTTGGTGACAGTGCAGATATTGATATTAATCAAATATCTGGTACATGTGCTACAGGTGCTGGCGTTGCTTGTTCAAGTCCAAATGCTAATATCGTATTAGATGTAACATCAGATAATGCAATTATTACCATCAATCAAAAAGACAGCGGCAACGACTCTTAGTCTTTTGCTCATCAGTGGGGTTAGTTTTGCTAACCCTATTGGTGACGTAAGGGAATCCACAGGCGTAACATCAGTTTTACGTGATAAAGAATCAATTCAAACAGATAAAATAGAATTATATGATCAAGCACAAACCGCTAAAGGTAGAATGCTTATTGAATTTTTAGATAAAGCCGAATTACAATTAAAAGAACATTCACTCGTTTTAATAGACGAAATATACTACGACCCAGATCCATCATTATCAAAAATGGCTTTAAAAATGTCAATGGGAACTGCACGATTTGCATCTGGTAAATTGGGTTTAGTCAATAAAGCAAATATAAACATACAAACGCCAACTGCTACAATCGCGGTTCGTGGCACAGATTTTACTACAACAATAGATGAGTTAGGTCGCTCATTAGTTATACTTTTACCTGATGATAAGGGTGATCCATCAGGTGTAATAGAAGTTTCAAATAATGGAGGTACAGTAACACTTGATCAAGCATATGCTGCAACAATGGTTACAACAACTGAAACACCTCCAACTACACAAACAGTTATTAATGGCATTACACCAGCTTTAATTGATAATATGTTTATTGTGAATCCACCTCCAGAAGTAAAACAAAGAATAGAAGAAGAATTACAGGATGAACAAGATGATGATCAAGGAATACTTGATATAGATTTTTTAGAATTTAATGAATTAGAAGAAGATGAATTAGCAGAAGATGAGTTAGATGAATTTAGTGAACTCGATGTTGATGAATTGGATGTAGAGTTTTTATTAGATTTTTTAGCTATAGTTGATTCAGCTGATTTATTTGATACATTAGGTGAATTTGATATCAAAGGTGCAAGAAGAGGTTTAAACGATGAGTCACAATTTAATGTATTTTTACGTGATGGTAATCTTGTTCTATATAGAAATGTAAATGGATTGATTGAAATCGAATTCGCTGCAGGTGGTAATTTTACATTAGATACAACAACACCTGGTTATCAAGGTATTATTACAGGTAATGATGCTGAAGATATTATCGTAATTATCAATCAAAACTAGTATAAATACATATATGAATTGGAAAAAATTAAGAGAAACATTTTTTAAATATTGGGTATTACCATGGGGTGCATGCATCTTTTTAGCTATGCCAATATATGCAGATGATAATCACGTACATGTAGAGCAAGTAGGTAGTGGTGACGATGTTAATTTAAGCATAACACAAATTGGTTATGATAATGAAATACGATTTTCATTTGATCACGCTAGTAATACATTCTCTTTCGAGCAAAATGGATCAGGTAACTATATTGGTTGGGTTTCATATTGGGGTTCAGGTAAAAGTTGGGGTGGAGATGTAGATGGTACAGGTAATACTGAAAGCGCAGTTCAATATGATGGTGCAACTTATGGTAGACATATATGGGGAAATGATAATACAGTAGATGTTTATCAACACGGATCACATACATTCAATTTAGATATTCATGCTGATGATACTATAGTTGATTTATGGCAAGAAGGAAGTGGTAGCCATTATGCACAACAATACTTTTATGGAACTGCTGATGGATCTGAAGTCGATTTAACACAAAAAGGTAGTGCAAATCATAATGCACAAATAACATTAGATGGTAGTGAGCCAACAGTACTAAACCTTTTACAACAAGGTACAATAAATCAAACATATTCAATTACAAACACCTGTTACACAGTTGGCGGGTGCACGGTAAACGTTTCACAAGGTAATTAATGCGAAGATTTATATGGTTAAAATATGGATTTCCTCTTTCACGGTGCGGCCGCAACGTTGATGTATACGTATGAAGTATATAACATCAATATGGACAACCGCAATACTCTTTATTGGGTTACTCTCATTACGTGTCATTGATTTACCACTTATTGAACAATTAAGACTAAATACCTTTGATTCTTATATTAGAACCATGCACGAGCGTGAATCTAGTAAGGTAGTCCTATTGAATGTCGGAGAAGAAGCACTCAGCGTGCATGGACAATATCCATTTCCTAGACATATATACGCTCAGATGATATCTGACCTCAGAAATGCAAATGCAGGGTATATTGGGTTCACAATTATGTTTCCAGAGGTAGATAGGCTAGGTGGAGATGAAGTTTTTGCCTCTTGGGTTAAAGATAATGGTATTATATTGGCTCAAGATGCCGATTCTAGAGGTAAAAGTTCACAAGCTCCTTACGTAGGAACTGCCATTTTTGGGACTGGTGATCCACTAGACTGGGTAATTAAATATGATGGCTTAGTAACCAATATACCACAAATCGAAGAAGGCGCATGGGGTCATGGTTTAATTAATGCTATGCCAGAGGTTGATGGATTAGTAAGACGTATACCATTAATATCTCAAATTAATAATCAATTATATCCATCATTTGCATTAGAAACTATTCGTGTTTTAAATGAAAAGCCATCATATACAGTAAAGGTAAATGATAGTGGAATAGAAGAAATAATTCTTAGACCATTCCGTATCACATCTGATAGTAATGGTTCTATGTGGATTAATCCTAACTATAAATTTAAGGAAATAGAGTACGGGTCCAATGGGTTACAGGACGTTGATCTTCAAGGTCAAACAGTTCTAATTGGACTGACAGCGAAGGGACTTTCTGCTCAGATTCCGACACCTGTTGGTCTGCGATCATCTCATCATATTCAGGCTGCGTCCATCCAGTCAATAATGGATGGAATATCGATATCTCGTCCGATTTGGGCTGATGCTGTTGAGATTGGTTCTTTACTTCTTTTCGGATCAATTCTAATTCTAACCGCTTATTATTCATCGATTATTATATCATCTCTTTCTTTTATTGGAATACTTTCTTTGAGTGGATATGGAGTATTTCATTCATGGAGCGAATTTCAGATACTCCTCGACCTTAGCTATCCACTAATATTATATATACTTTTATTCACCTCAACGAGCTTTAACAATTTCTATAAACAATTTGTATTACGACAACAAATCAAAAAGCAGTTTGAAACATATCTTGATCCGAGACAGGTTATGTTATTACAAAAAAATCCAGAACTATTACAGCTTGGTGGTAAAAGAGAAGAGATGACTTTTCTCTTTATGGACATCGTAGGGTTTACACCTATATCAGAACATTATAAAAACAATAATGACCCAGAAGGTTTAGTTGCACTTATAAATAATTATTTAGATACAATGACAAAATTGATACTAAGAAATGGCGGTACAATTGACAAATATATGGGTGACTGTATCATGGCATTTTGGAATGCTCCATTACCATGTGAAAATCACCCCGATATGGCAGTAAAGACTGCAATCGAAATATTAGAGGCAGCAGATGAACTTATACAAGAACTTGAAGAACAAGGTTTACCTAGGATTGATGTTGGCATTGGTGTCAATACCGGCGACTGCATCGTCGGAAACATGGGATCAGAATCTCGATTTGACTATTCCGTCATTGGAGATGCCGTCAACCTCGGCGCTAGACTCGAAGGACAAACACGCAATTATGATGGGGTTCGAGTGTTGTTATCACAGTTCACTGCTGGAAAGTGTTCGGAAAGAAGCTTCACTAAAGTCGATAGAATACAAGTCAAAGGTAAATCTGAAAAAGTTACCATTTTCACAGTATGATGGCCGTAAAATAAAAGCTTATTTTTGGACAATTAATGCTTTAGATGCATACACTACTATCCGTGGACTATCACATCCAAATGTATATGAAGTAAATCCTATATTAGGTAAACATCCAAGTGATGGTGAGATTATTGCATTTAAATTGTTCTGGGGTGCATATATGATACACTTAGCAGATGATTCACCTGAGGATCTATATTTTCCTAATGCTTTATTAACATTAGCAGTTATTAATAACATAGATGTTATGGAAAGGGTCGGTCTTATATCATATTGATATAAAAAAAGTGCATTTTTTTTCAAAAAACTGTTTACAACAGGTCAAAACTGTGGTATAATGGTAACATGATTAAGGAAAAAATAAAAAACGTAGTATTCGATATTGATGGTACAATTGCTGATTGTAATCATCGAAGACACTTTGTGTCAAATGGTAATAATGATTGGAATTCATTTAAAGCTGAAACTGTAAATGATACACCTATAGAACATGTTTGTGAATTAGCTAAAATGCATGTTGCAGAAGGTGATACAGTAATGTTTGTTTCAGCTAGAAATAACACCGAAAGAGATATTACTATAGATCAAATAAGAAATTGGATAGGTATCGATGATCCAATTCTTTTCATGAGAGGTCCTGGCGACTATAGACCAGACGAAATATTTAAAAGAGATATATTAGAATTTTTAAGGCAAGATGATATCTTAGGTCAAAATCCAGATATTGTATACGATGATAGAAATAAAGTCGTTGACATGTGGAAAGCCAATGGTGTCAATTGTATTCAAGTTGTTAGCAGACAAGAAGGAAACTTTTAATTGTTTATACACATACCATCACATATTAAGCAAAAAGATAGAGTGTTAGAATATGTTTCGCGTTTATGCAAAGAATTAAAAATTCATAAATTACGTAAGCCTGAAATAACAATTCATTTTAAAAGTGTATTAGCAGATGATGCATGGGGATATTGTCATGGTGATTCTACTGATATTGAAATAGAAATTAATAGAACAATACCCTTTGAAGATCAAATGCAAACATTAGCGCATGAAATGGTACATGCCAAACAATTTCTTCGTAAAGAATTAAATGGTAATCTATGGAAAAAACGTAACTATGATCATAGAGAATACGAAGAACAACCATGGGAAAAGGAGGCTAATAAGCTAGAAGAAAAGTTATATAAAAGGTGTTTTATATAACAAATATGTCTAAAAAATGTATACTTTTTTTCACAAAAACTGTTTACATTCTCTCCAGATGTGGTATAATATACCTATATTAAATGATAAGGAACTAAATTATGAAAAAATCAATTATTAACGCAATCAACGGAATTTCTTCTATCGACGAAATGAATGAAGTTATTGAGCTCATTAAGATTAAACAAAAGCAACTTAGATCTATGAAAGCTATGGATGTTAAAAATAGCATTTCAGTTGGATCTAAAGTTATTGTAAACTCTAGGTCAGGTGCTGAACAAGGTGTTGTTACTCAAATTAAAAGAACTAAAGCTGTAGTCGAAATTGATGGTAAGCTTTGGAATTGCCCACTATCACTTCTGGAGGCAGCGTAATGAAACGTTACGTTGTCCAAGTTGAAAAATATGTTTGGGCAGAAGATGACAAGGATGTCATCTCTAAAATGGAGCATCTTTGTTCAAAAGAAGATCTTAAAGAAGATAACGGTTGTTCAGTAATCAAAATTGTAGAGCAACCATTTGGTAAAATTGGAAATCGTGAGGTATTATAATGAGTATTTTTAAAGAAACAAGTGAAGAAATTCTTTCAATGTCAGGACCTAAGGTCATGCAGTCTGCTGCTGGCTTTTACATTGGTGAGTCATGTGTCACTAAGTACACCTATGAAGATGGTGAATCTATGACTATGGAAGAGCCATGGGATAGGTATACACCTTATTTTGCAACTGCCGAAGAGGCAGCTGAAGTTTTGGAGATGTGGGTATGAAAGATAAAGTAGCAGCAATTGCCGCAGTATTATTTTTTGGACTTTTATTTATTGGTTCTTTGATGTATTCATTGAATCTACCTGAAGTTCAAATGAGTCATTCCACCGGTGAGTGTGTAAAGGTAATCAACTATGTAGAATCAGATAAGTATACATGTGATAACCTTCCAAAAAAATATCATCACGTGTGGGTAAAATAATTGAAAAAAACTGTTTACAAACACTGTAAACTATGGTATAATATATTATTATAAAGGAGTAAGTATGGAATTTAATGATATTAAAAAGATTTTGCAAGAAGAAAAGGCAAAATATGAAGCTGAACAAGAGTTTAAAAACGCAGTAAAAAATGTTTATAGTAGGCCAAAAAATCACTATAACAAATTGACAAAAAGTGTTAAAAAAGCTGGCCATCAATCGCCCGGCGGTTTAGATTGTTTTAAAGAAGAAAATATGTACTATTCTGAAAAACAAACCAAAGACTATCTGCAAGGAACATCGTATATGGAAACATATAATGCAATGAAAGATCAGGATAGCTGGGACTAATATGACACAGTATTACGATTCAGTAGAAAGACATAGGCTACTATTAGAAGCCGAAGATTGGTCAATGAAAACAAAATCAATACACGTACATTCATTTGATAGTATGTGGTATGACGATCACCCTGAAGATACAGCAGATGGTAACGTTACTGATGTCGAATACAATTGTGGTTATATTGTTAGAAAGAAAAATGGTAAAGTGATTCGCACATTTGGTGAAATACTAAAAGGTGACGCTTTACTTGATAGTTATGTGAGGAATACATAATGGGAATGACAAGTTTTTATTCAGGTAGTTTAAGATATTCGCCATGTGGCCGCAAACGTAAGACCACATCGATGTCAGTTAGGAAGAGCAAACCTAAATTTGTACCTATGAAAGTACAACCAAAAACATTTGCTCAACAACAGATGGAAGATCATAGAGAGAAATATCCATCGATGCCAATCAGTAGTACCTATAGTCCAAATAAGGATGATTCATGGAAAGCTGAAGCATCAAAAAACTTTACAGTCGCACCAGCATATAACAAAGGTGCATATCAAGTAATCCCACTAAAGGACGTGGAACACATAGGAAAATAATTATGGAAACAGCAATTGGTTTTATTGGAGGTTTTGTACTACTAACATTTGCAGGATTTTTCGCAATCGCATCTGCAGAAATGGTAGCACAACAAAAAGGTCAGTCTTTATTCGATAAGAGTAAAGTAAAATATAAGGATAAGGATAATACGTAATGGCAAAAACAAATTATGTACTAGTCTCTGAATATCACGGAACAGGTGAATATTCTAACAGAAGTGCAGAGGTACTACATACTGTAGAACTTGATGAAAATTATTGGGGCATTCGAATGTTGTCAAATGGTAAATCATTGAGTATTGAATGGTACCCATCGCACTCAGAAGCTTATGCAGAATCTGCTGCAGAGAATTTTGTTTTAGGAGTAAAAGATTACGAAGGATTTGATTCATCAAATCTGTAAGCTTAAGGTGGGATGCACGACACACTCCTTATCATATCAAAAAAGTGTGTCCCACCTGTTTACATTTACAAAAAAATGTGGTATAATATAACTAATTATTTAAGGAGTAACTATGGCTAAAAGAGGCGCAACACTAGAAGACAAATACTTAGGTGGAGAACCTAATTATCATGGTCAAGAATTTAAGACGGTTGAAGAAATCAATCGTGCATATCATAAAGCAGCGAATTATTTTAATTACTACCATAACGCTAAATCAAACGTTCCGGTAGTTTTGTTATATGCCGAAAAAGTATTGGGGTATAATAAAAAAGATATTCAGGCTTTGAAAAAAGTTGACAATTGGAAATTAAACGCTGGTATTGGTAACAATGTTAGAGTATATAATTCAGGTGTTCCACTTGATAGAATGACATCATCAGATGGTGGATCTGTTCTTGATAAAATCAATAAACAATTGGCTGAACTATTAATTGAAGGAAAGTCAATCGTAAAAGAAATCAAGGCTGAACCAACGAAACCTGTTATTACACCAGCTCAAAGAATGAGAACAAAAGTTGTCCAAACTATTATGGGTGACTTTGATGAAATGGTTGTAGATAAATGGATGGATGGAGAGTTTGATAAGATTAAGTTTCCAGCTTATAGTCTATTGTCACTACATAAAATCAAAGGTGCTGGCATCAATATGTTTAGAGAACATGTACAGTTTGAGTATGATTTAGTATCAGATGCATATAATAAAACATGCGATCAGGCAGTAGAAGCATATTCACATATCTCTAAGGGTAACAAAAAGAAAATGATGATACTCTTAGAAAAAATTATGGACGATATTGATAGACTTAAAACAAATAATAAAACAACTAGAATACCTAGGGCAGCGAAACCTAAGTCATCAGATGTACAGGTAAAAAATCTAAAGTATAAGGCGGATGATATTGATGCTAAGTTAACATCAATCAATCCAATTATGATACCTGGTAAAGAAACATTATACGTATACAATGTTAAAAATAGAAAGTTAACAATGTATAAAACAAATTCAACCAAGGGGTTTGAGGTAAGTGGTACTACCATCAAAAATATTTGTGAAACAAGTAAAACGGCTACGTTAAGAAAGCCGGATGAAATACTTCCACTAATCTTAAACAAAACTATGAAACAAATCGACAAACAAGTATGGGACACACTAACTACTAAAATCAGTGTACCGAATGGTAGAATAAATGCCGATTGTATTTTACTTAGGGTACTATGAGTATAGATTTAGATGTAAAAATTATGACAAAGAAAAGGTTTTCCACAGCCGTAGAACAACTAGTGGCTAAAGGGAACTTATCATATATTGATGCAGCTACTTTTATTATAGAAAAAAGAGGAATGGATTATAGTAATTTAAAAAAACTATTAACAGATTCTTTAAAGGAAAAAATAGAAGCAGAAGCATCAGGATTAAATTTAATTAGAGTTAAGAAAGGAAATAAATTACCTATATGAACGATCCATTCGAATCATATAAATTATACAATGCTTTAAAATTACATTTCGAAACTGGCTATGATGCTGTGAAATATAATTTTAAGTCTAACGTAACACCACAATCCTTTTTTAAGCGTAAGGATAAATACTTCTTTGCTAAGTTAGCTAAAAAGTATAATGGAAACCTTAAAGATTTCTACATATCTCAGTTTATAAACGAACAGGGTTATGTTGGAGATATGATGGATAGCGAAGCTGAAGGCTATTATTCATCATATAAAAAAATCAAAGAAAGTATTCATAGAGTGTTTTCTATTGATATAAATATAATACTAGATCACAATATTGGTGTTAGTTTCGATAATCTTTTTAAGAGTATTGATGGCCAACAACCAGTGATCGTACAAATGTGGATGCAAGAAGACATCTCACTGGAAACAGTAGTAATTCTAAATTCCATATTCGGGTTTATACAACGCGAAGATTCTAAAATATCAGATACCATTATTTGGCCTGATAATAAAAGAATGATCGAAAAGTATACACCCTTTGTAAACTTTGATGTTAACAAGTGCAAAACTATGTTAACAGATAAGTTTACATAAACAAAGGTTATGGTAAACTGATGTTTACATAACTAATACTATATTATGTATAAAGTGGATAATTCAGTAAATACAATGCAATACAAGGAGAAATATAATGTCATTTGCAAATCTTAAGAGCTCACGAGGCTCGTCAATCGACAAACTCGTAAAGGCTGCGGAAGCAGTATCTACTAAAACTGAAACCACATCATATGCCGATGATAGGTTTTGGAAACCTACCAGGGATAAAGCAGGAAATGGTTATGCCGTGATTAGATTCCTACCGGCCAAAGAAGGTGAAGATCTTCCTTGGGTAAGGTATTGGGATCACGGGTTCAAAGGACCTACTGGTTTATGGTACATTGAAAATTCTTTAACCTCTATTGGTCAGGATGACCCTGTATCTGAGATGAATTCTGTATTATGGAACTCAGGTAGAGATGAGGATAAAGCAATTGCTAGGGAAAGGAAAAGACGTCTACATTATGTATCAAATGTCTTAGTCGTTTCTGATCCTGCTAATCCGGAAAACGAAGGTAAAGTTTTCCTATACAAATTTGGTAAAAAGATCTTTGATAAAATCATGGATGTAATGCAGCCACAATTTGCGGATGAAGACCCAGTAAATCCTTATGACTTCTGGGAAGGCGCCGACTTTAAGATTAAAATCAGAAAAGTCGAGGGTTGGGTAAACTATGATAAATCAGAGTTTGCTTCACAAGCTCCTCTACACGAGGGTGATGAAGAAAGGTTGGAAGAAGTATATAACAAATTATACTCACTTTCAGACTTTACTGACGCTAAAAACTATAAGTCATATGATGAACTGAAAGCTAAGTTGAATAAAGTATTGGGTGTTGATGCGGGGGTGTCTATGGAGACTCCTATGGAATCAGCTCCAGTAGTTGAACAACCAACTATGGCTACAGCTGATGCAGCACCATTCGAAACTGATGATTCAGGCGAGGAAGATACTCTTTCTTATTTCGATAGGCTTGCTAAGCAATCATAATAACTATAAAGTTAAAATGATTCGGGGAGCGTAAGCTCCCCTTTTTTTTACTTCACTTTTTTGATGTATTTTACGCCACGGTAAATATAAACTAGTTCTTTCATCGTAGTTCTCCTTTGTTGGATTATACGATTCTTTTAACGCATGAACCTATGCGAATCTCTATAGTGGATTACCCTATGTATAAGCAGGCGTTAAATTAGGATCACTTGATTG